ATTTGTTTACTAAGAGGTTCTTCTTTTCTTCTTTCCATTTATTTGATTGCTTTAAGTATTATCCGTATTTGACGAATAGACACACCACGTAATGTAAGCTCCTTTTCAATGTCAACTTTGAATGTTTCAGATAACACTTCAGGAGTTTTCTTCTGTATGTTTTCCCATTCAGTATTTACTTTTTCTATAATCTCCTGAACAAGCCTCTCTTCCGGTTCTTTCGATTTCACCTGATCGTGCCATGCACCAATCCAACCTTTCACAAGATCAGATTTAGTTGTGTTCTTGGCAAGACAATACAGTGAAATGTAATTATGCACCCATAGGGGGATGGATACCCCTATGAGTTTATAATTCTGATTGTGTTTATCTGTTTTAAGGATTTTCATACTTATCCTTTTTTCAACTTCTTGTTAGCATCATAACAAGCATCCCACATCTCACACTTGTCACAAACATCAGCTTTCTCAAAGTCTCTTCCGAAAGTCATTTTATGAGGGCATTTCTCACCAGATGTTTCTTCTTCTTTGGTTTCACTTCTCCTTGAACGCCTTTCCTCTTTCTCAGGTTCTTTCTCCTTTTCCTTTTCCTCTTCCGGTTCAGACCTTCTTGAACGTCTTGTTTCTTTTTCAGGTTCAACTTCAGGTTCTTTCTCTACCTTACGACTTTTACGTTCTTTTACAGGTTCATCATCATCCTCTTTCAAACTACCACCATCCGGTTCATCATCGAGTTCAAAGAACAGGTTCTTAATTTCGTCATAACTCTTTACATTGAGGATTGTGTCAAGATCAGGAACCTCATCAAGTATAGAAGCCTTATAAGGTTCTCTATCGAGAAAACTGATGTTAGTTACTTCCGGAAAAGGTTTTGCTTTCTCACCTATTGTCTTCCACTTCAACCGCATTTCCAAAGTCTTTCCTTCTTCAAGGTCAGGGAAAATTTCATTGTCAGGATTGTCTTTGAGTTCCTCAATCAGCATTTCCTGGAACATCTTATTAGCCATATCCCAAACGTAAATATCATCCTCACCATCAGGAATTACAATGTACAAACTTCTCCCCTGTGGGTACATCGGTACTGTTTCTTCTTTCGGTGCTCCTTCGTTGAACCTCTTCTTCTGATATTCACAGATAGGACACTTCTTCCCAATACTTGTAGGACAGATAACCTTCACGTTGCCCTGACCTACGTTCCTGTGAACTTTAATTGGTCTTCTGTACCACAAGTCACCCTGAAGGGCAATCTTGTTTACAACATCCTTGCAGGGATGATTGAAGTCTGAAATTGTATAAGGCAGAATGTCAAGTTTGACTTTTCTTGCCTCCGATTCCATGTTGTACAGCTTAATACCTTCAGGTAGATTCAAGTAAGAATAATTACTTTTTTCTGACTTTTCTCCGTCCCTGTTTACCTTACCTCTGAAACTGTTAGTTCTCTCTTTCGTTGCCATCTTTTTTACTGTTATTAAATTTATCAATTAAATATTTGTCAAATGTATCTAACCACCCTCGCATCTGTATTCCCGAAGCAAGGTAAATAAGTCCTAAAAGGACAATAACACCAACTATCCCCGCCAGGATATATCCTATAATTACTATCATACAGGTCTTCTTAATCTTGTACCTATCCCCGACTCAGTTGATTTTTCTCTTTCCTTACGTGCTTTGGAAAGATCGTGAGGTACGGAAGGTCCGGCAAAATAGGACTGTGCAAGTAGTTTTATCATACCTTCAAGCATTTCTTTTCTCATATTTACGGCATCTCTTGCATTGGAGGCCATATCTCTTTCAAATTTAGCATCAATATACTTTTGAAATGCTTTTGCACATTTGTCATCAGTAAGAAGAATAGCTTCAATAGCTTTATCCGTTACCTTTTCCAACCCATATTTATCCGGAGATTTTCTTACATCCTGATCTGTTTCTGCTTTTTCAATCTCCCATGCTTGTTTTGCCTCATCCATTGTCTTTTGCGTTTCCGCATAATGTTTCGCATACTTCATGAATAGTGAAGCCTGATTTAATAGTTCTAAATCCAAACTGTCTTCATCTATCCGAAGATCCTTTTCATAATTTAGTTTTTCCATTAATTCAATTGGTTTAAGATTGTAATTTCACTTTTAAGTTCTTCAATACGTTCCCTGTCAGAAAGGACACGTTCTTCGAGCCAATCAATATAAGTAGTTTCTTCTGTGTTTTCAGGGTATTCCCCTGTTTCTTGTTTAAACTCTAAATGTAAATCTTGTTTTGTAAACATAATATTCTAATTTTTAGTTATTGAATAGCATTTATAAACCAATCCTGGAAACCCTATGTTGTAAAAAGGATCAAACAATTCTTCCATTATCAACCCTGCACGAGTATTATCCTCTTTGAGAAGTATTGCCTGACAATACCCAAGTACAATTCTACGAATAGTTTCTTCTTCCTGTCCTTTTAAACCAGAAAGAATCTTACTCACCGAACTCCACTTCTCATGTCTTATCAAAGCACGACACAGTTCTATCGCTTGCGATTGTACTTCAGCTGTCTGTTTTGCCATTTCAAGTCTCCGTTCCGGAGCAACTGAAAGTACTTGTTCAAGTATCTGCAAAGCGTTCCTTGGATGACAAAGACTGTCTTGAATGATTTGGTCATAGACCTCTTGTTCCAAAGTTTCCCCCTCTTCTCTTACAATTCTCCGAAGCAAAGAAAACATTTGGGAATCTGTCAGGGGTTTCACTTGAAATTGCTGACATCTTCCCTTTATTGTCGATAACAGTTTTTCAGGATCAGTTGTAGCAAGAATGAAGTAAACAGATTTTGGAGTATCCTCCAAGATTTTCAGGAACGCATTTTGAGCAGCACTTGTCATTTTTGCCACTTCATCAATTATCCACACCCTGCAATTTCCCTCCATAGGGGCATACTGACTGTTTTTAATGATTTCCCTTACTGTGTCTACTCCATTTACGTCAGAAGCATTTAACTCTCGCAAATCGTCTCCTACACACCCTAAACGTGAAGCAATGATTCGTGCTAACGAAGTTTTTCCGCAACCGGTTCCACCATGTAGTAAAACTGAGTGGGGAAATGTGTCTAAATTTAACAACATCTTTTCAAGTGATTGAACAATGTCAGTATTGCCTTTTATTTCTGATAGTTCAGAAGGTCTGTACTTAATGTATAATGACATGTATATATGTAATTATGTAAATATGTTATTGCTTTATCTTATTACAACTTTTCAATACCCAACCCTTAAATCCAAAGGCACAAGCATTCGCTATTGCATTTTCCCCTCTGTCACCGCATTCCACAAGATGATATTCATATCCATACTTCCGGATTATCTTCTCAGGTGAACAAACAATAAATTCTTTAGCTTTCTTTTTCATACTACATTATACAATTAATTTTTGAGAAAAGACTGTTTTTATTCATCTATTTTTTCAGCCCACGACTGATTGACTGAACCGATAGAGAAATCAACAGACAATGGTACATTGATCCAATCCCAATAGTTTGGTAAATCCTCTGTTGCTATCTTATTTATTCTCTCTTTTAAGAAATCACATTCTTCAGGTTTAACAATTAAAATTTCTGAATCGTGTATCTGGCCTATTAAACGTGAGTTTAGTTTCTCTTTGGTAATCATTGCATCTGTATCAATGAAAGTTTTCAGTAAACAATGAAATGCTGTCCCTTGTCCAGGATAATTACAAACCTCTTTCTTGTTCATTACTCCCTGACAAGCAAATCCACTAAGCATGACAAAGTAACCATTCTTCTTATATGTCTTCCACCACCTGTCTTTCCACTCTCCATATTCCTGAAATCTATTTCCCCAAAAGTCATCCTCAATTTCCTTCAGATGATCTACAAAATTATCAAACGACTTTATTCCCTTACTTATTAAGTGATCGGATAAAAAGGTTTCCCCAAACTGTACTCCCTGCCCTGCTTTCCATTTTCCTTGTAAAAGCTGTCCTTGATTGCAAGCAATGTTGTTAGCACAATTTTTGTAATAGTCACCATAGAATTGGGGAAACACAAAACCATTCTTTGCAGTATATCTCAAACCTTTGTGTATTGTCTTGTCATACTCATCAAGTTTAAATATCTGTATTGCCATATCCCTGTGCATATCAGTAGTGGGGTCAGATACGTAGTTTACAAGGTTTGTGTCCTTGTTGTAGCAACAATTTATGGCAACTTCGATACCCTTAAAGTCTACTTCCATGAACTGATAACCCTCTGGTGGGATTATAGCTGTACGAATGATTTTCATTACTTCCGGATCTCTCTTGGGAACGTTTTGCATATTGGGGTTGTTGGATGAATTGTGTACACAAATTTCATTAGCAAAGAAATTATTAAATTCTTCCACTTCTAAATCATACACATCCATAACCTTTTTAATCCATTCAATTTTTGTTACATTATGATTCCCAGGTGCAAACTCACCATATTGATTTGCCCATCTTCTTCTTGTTGTAGGGATGTTATAGATTTTATACAAATCAAGAAGTCTATAAAAGTTATGTCCTAAAATCCTTGATACTTTATGTCTTTCTAATTTTGCTAATTCTTTCAATTTTGATTTCCAAATATAGTTACCATGTTTATCAAAACGAATCATTACTTTATAAAAGTCAATACCATAAGATTCAAAATATTTTTTTAATGTGTTAAAATCATAATCAATTTTTGTTGGATGTCCTGCTACCTCTGCAAGCATTCGGTAACAAGTGTATTTAGAAAATCCAAGATGATTGAAATGTTCCACACCACGTCTTGCTGCTCTTTTATATACACCATTTTTTGCAGATTCTTTAATGGCTTTTATATTGTTTATCCTTGCTTGTGGACTTCTTAAAGTTTTTTTAACATGTAATTTAGCATGATCTGATGCTGACATTAAAACTAAATTACTTGGGGTATGGTCAAAATGATTTTCATTTTTATGATGTACTAAATCTTCATCTTGTAAATCCCCAATCAATTCTTTATATATCAACCGATGT